ATGGATAACAGTGATTATTTAGAGTTCCTTAAGCTTATAGGTTGTGATACTTGTGATGGCCCAGAAAATATAAAAAAAAGCTATAGAAAAGCTGCATTAAAAATGCATCCTGATAAAGGTGGCTCTACAAATGCAATGAAAAGGCTAAATGAGCTGAATCAAAGTTACCTGGAGTATGGACCTCCACAGAATAAAAGATACAGGCCTACTCCACAATATGAGGAAGATCTGTTCTGCTACGAGAGTGAAGGTGATGATGAGCCTGACACCTGCTCCTACAACCGCAGTGATTCTGGATTCAGTGAGGGAACCTGCCCTACACCTGACCCCTCTGGATTTTCTGCATCAAATGTGAGTTTTCATCAATCTTGTAAAAATGTTAAGCTTCTTTTAGATATTACTGAGACTTTGGGGCACGGAAGGAATTGTGCCCATACACTGGAAGCTATTGACAAGAATAACAGGATGGACTGGGAGTTGTTTGATACCTTCTGTTCAACTCCAGGAAACCATCATCTGACTTTAATGTTTATAGATCATTGTTACATGAAACTTAAGGATTGGCAGTGGTCACTGATGAATTTTGTTAATTATGGGCCTCCATATCTTGAGGAAATAAAAGAGGCTGCAAATGGGATTGATTGGTCTGAGCTTGATGACATGATCTTTTCATAGTTTACCAGATGCTCAAGTCCTCCACCAAGATGCTCAACACCGGAGGGATCTTTTCAGCCAAGCTTCTCTACACCTCCAAAAAACAAGCCTTTATGTTTTCCTGTAAGCCTGGAAAAATATCTCATTGCAAGAAATTCTTTGCAAAGCACTCCTATTTGCTTCCTTGCAACATCAACGCCTGCAAAGCTTGAATTACTGATACAAATGCTTGAAAGTAAATATGGGACTGAGGGTAATCTTCTTGTAGATTATGAAGATGGTTTGCACATGTTATATTTGGTCCTGCAAAGTCCGCTAAGGATTTCAACAATCATTTCACTTTGTAAAACTATTAGTACTGTCACTGAAGTGCTTGTAAGGGGGGTTAAAAAGCCTTGTATGGGGAAATTATATAAGGAATTGTCTGAATATGTAGTTCTCAACGATGAATTTCCTATGACCTATAAGGACAAAGATGATTCGCCACAATTAGACCATGAATTGCTAAATGAATTTGCAGAAAGTAAAGGAATTACAGATAGTTTGCTTTTGTTAGGTTTGTATAAGACCTTTTGTAACACCATTCAAGGTTGTAAACTTTGTGTAAAGGATCAACTGCTTCTGACAGGCCTACACAAAAATCATGCTAAGGACCATGTTCAGCACCATGAAAATGCTAAAAGATTAAGTAAAACAAAAGATCAGAAAAGGGCCTGTCAGTATGCAGTGGATAGTGTCATGGCAAACAAAAGGTTGAAGGTTGTTTCACAGTCTAGGGAAGAAAGGTTTGAGGAGAGATTGGAAGAGGTTCTGCAAAATCTAATTGATATGACCAGAAGTGAAGAGGCCTGCAATATGTTAACAGCCTCTGCTTTACTTCTAAATTTAATCTTACCTCCTGAGGAGGAAATGAAACTAATTCTGCAGACACTTGTAACAAATCCTCCGAAAAAAAGAAATTTTGTATTTAGAGGTCCTGTTAATACTGGGAAAACCACAGTGGCTTCTGCCATACTTAATCTGCTCACTGGATGCTCTTTGAATGTTAATGGAACTCCTGATAGATTGCAATTTGAATTGGGGTGTGCTATTGACCAGTTCATGGTATTATTTGAAGATGTGAAGGGTAAGCCTCTAGAAAGCACATTATTACCTCCAGGGTTTGGTATTACCAATCTAGATAATATGAGAGATCACCTAGAAGGCTCTGTACCTGTTAATTTAGAAAAGAAGCACCAAAATAAGGTATCTCAAATTTTTCCACCTTCTATTATAACTATGAATGATTATTTCCTCCCACCTACAGTAACTGTGAGATGTAAGAGAATCTACAATTTCAAGACAAATGATCATTTCAGGAATGCACTTGATGCAAATATTCAGGTAAAGAATAGTAGATTCTTAACAAAGGCTGAGACTCTACTGTTTATATTTGTTACTATGTATTCTGGATTTTTTACTAAAGATTTCACCAAAGCTCATAAAGCAGAACTTGAACTGTTAGACTCAATATTCACTGAGAGATTTTCAAATTATGTATCTGCAATTAATGCTGAGAAAGCCTGCTTCTAACTGCTTGTTCTTTTCTGTGTGCACTCCCAAGCACAGTATTAAATAAACAGTGCTGCTCTAAACCCGTGTCTAATGTTTTTTTACCGCGCACTCTCAAGCACAGTATTATACTTTCGGTTTATAAAGTACTAAGCCTGAGAGTTCCCATGCGATTCAAAAGTACTAAGTTGGGATAATGGAACTAACAATTAGCTAACTGTGATTTTGTGTCCACACTGAGCACATGTATTTGCAAGCAGCAATACATGTGCACAGTGTGCACAAGCTACAGACCTCTGCAGCCCCTTTTATAAGCCCACATAAGCTGGGAACATCCCCTAACTTACTGCAGGGAATACTGGGTAACATCACCTGACCCTACTGATTTAACTGTCATGGCAGATATCCAGGCTATTAAAAATTATTTTCGCTTTGCGTCTCTGGTAAACAAAACTTACTTTCATTATTAGCCGAAGCGGCTGCAGAACGGCTGCAACGAAAAGCGGCACGGCCGCTGCAGCTTTATATAGAGAATGCATATAACAATAGATAGAGATCAATTGTATTCTGTAGCTGTGGGTTGAATGTGGGCTGATTTGTGGGTGATCTATGTGGGTGATCCACCTACATATCAGATAAAAAAGTTTATTTTGGTGCATTTTCAAGGGTTAATGGGTGCATCTCTAGGTAATCAAGTTTAATGTAGGGTTAAGCAAGTTCATCTGTGGGTAATCAGGTTTAACTGTGGGGTTAAGCTAGTTCATCACTGGGTAATCAAGTTTAACTTTAAGGGTAAGCCAGGTCATCTCCAGGTAATCAAGTTCAGTATAGGTTAAGCTAGACTGTCAGGCTTAACAGTCCAGTTACAGCTATCTAGCAGATAATAACTAGTTGCACTTCACAGACTGGGAGGATCAGGTAATACAAAGGTTAAAGGTTAAGATGTATATTCTAATCCTCACCACAAGGTGTCAAATAGTAATTGAGCAATCAAATATATTTGATCTCTAAGTTTAATTATAGTAATCAATATTAGATCCTAACCACATGACCAATCAGAAGATGTAAACAAGAAATCAGGCCATGATGAGGGAGAGGCTAACACATGATCTCACACACCCTGCAGATGTTTTGTCTTTGGGCAAATTTAAAGCTTATCGCCCACCCCTCTTATCCCTAATCTTTGGTACACACAGACTAACTGCATAATGATGTAGGCCTGAAAATTATACATTTCCCATACCTGGTGCCAATGAAAAACAACATTAGTCCAAGATTCTGTCAAATGATCAGTTTATTAAAAAGATACAATCAGTAAACAAAACTATACTTACTATTTCCTTCTTTTTGTCTTTGTTGTTGGTGAGGTTGTTGATTTTCTCTTACCTGTTCTTGGTTTTGCAATTGTATTTATTGTACTAATACTGCTCTGATACAAGAACTTTCTCCCTAAAGGATATTGATCAAGCTCTGAAGACATTCTATCTTCTAAATCAATATTCCAAAAGGTATTTGATTTATAAGGATCTTCTTTTTCTTTCGGGGTTTCTTTATCTGGACATCTAGTTGCAAGTGAATTTATAAATCTATATCTATCTTCCAGGGTTATATTATTTGAAGGTATAAAACCTAAGCTCCAGTCCTCCAGAATTCTAGGATCCATTGCATTTATATGTGCTAGGACTTCTGGCTTGAGAGGGACTTTACATATTTCAAAAATAAAGTTTAGCTCAAATTCTTCTACATGTCTTAGATATACACTATAATTACTTGATTTATATGTTTGACCCTGAGATTCATCAGCCTTATTGAATACAGAAATAGTAAAATTACAATTTCTTGTATTATCAACAATTGTAATAAATAGATCATTGTTCCAGCATATTCCATTGTTTTGCCCAGTTGCTCTTTGCAGCCAGTAAGGCCTATTAAAAAGCTGTGCCTCACTGTTAATCAGAGAGCCACTAGGTACTGTAAAATAGTTTGCTGACCCTAAAATTTTTTGATTATCAGTAGGGGCTACAAAAAGATCTTCTGGTATTGGGTCACCTGATGTCCCTCCTCTAGTCCAAAAGTGTCTTGCATATGTTGACTCCTTCTTAGTATAAAAAAACAAGGAGTCGCCATATTGATCAGATGTCATTTTGAGAAAATCAGGATATTTAGTAGTACTTCTACTAATTTCAAGTGGTACATCTGATTTGTTACCAGTAAGGGCTTTAAAATTCATATTACCATATCCTATATCCATCATATCCCCATCCTCTATTATGGTATTAACTAATTCAAGAGGTGGACAGTCACCTTTATTTAATGGTCTGTCAGCACATGTCTTAGCAGCATCCCAGTGTTCACCTGTAGCTGGCTTACAACCAACTAGTAATAGTTGCATCTGTTTTGGGTCATGAGAGACATTTTGCCTCTCATCATCCCCTTCTTTTGCATAATTATTAGGATTTTCGGTATCTTTAAACTTGTTGTACAGTACATTCCCAGTACTGCCAACATTAAGAGGCTGACCTCTCTCTACTTCAAGGCCTCTAATACCCCATACTAGTCTTTCTTTCTCTGGATCAAAGAAACTCTTATCACCTAATGCAAATCTATTGGGATCTGGTAATTTTATTCTGAATACTCTGTATTGATTAGCGGACACCTTAGGAACGCCAATCTTTGTTTGATCTAATTTGTCTTTAATCTCAAAATATGGATGGCCTACTGTTAGTAGCCTTTCAGTATTAGCATGATAGAAAAGACTGGTTCTTTGTATATATTCTTCTGTGTTTAATATTCTTGCAACTGGGGCTGATGGAGGTAGATATACTTTCCCGTTGGGTTGCCAAATGGCCATCTGAAAAAGATATTATATAAACTTTTTGTATTTTATGGTTTTTTTTCTTCTTTTTTTCTTTAGCTGTAGTGATGGATGCAAGTAGAAGTCATAGCTATCAAAATCATCTGATGGAGTTAGAGGTGAATTAGGAGTGACAGGTATACTGTCTTGAAGGTCACTTAAGCTTATTAGCTGACTATTATTGACATATACATCACTCATCCAATAAGGTAAGAAAGGATAATTTTTTTCAGGTATACTAAAGATACTCATATTTGGTCTTTCTCCACCTGACTGGACAGTAATTTGAAGCCTAAGATTATTAAAAGGCAGCTCCTCAACATGTAATAGCTCTAGATCAGAATATTCCTCTGGTTCAGTAATATCAACTACAGAGAAATCTTCTAAATTAAAGACTATAGGGTTTGATTCAGGTGCATTTAATACTTTCATTTCTATGTTTGCATTTTCTGTAGGATTTATTGGGCTTAATTCATGAAATAGCTGAAATTGAGCCCCAAATCTTCTTCCACTTCTTGTTTGCATAGCTTCTGTATCCATCAACCTAGAAACTGTTATTCCAGACTTTTGTCCATATTGAACTCTATGTAATTTCGTACCATCCGGGAATTCAGGTAGATCATCTATTTCTAATGATTCAAATGCAGGATTATCAAATGTTCCTAAAGGATTTATAATAGTTTCAAGGGGTTTAGGTATTGTAAGAGTGTTTCTTGGATATTTAGGTCCTGTCCTTGTAACGTCTTTAGGTGTACTAGTTGAAAATGTTTTTAGCTCAATTTCTTCTGTTCCTAGCACAGTTCCCTCAGATGGTACATCTATAAGTGTATGGGTTGGATTACTACTATCTGTAAGAGGATCTGGATTATCTACTATTGTTTCAAATATAGTATTATAATGTGATGATACTGTAACTCTTCTTCTTGGTATTTCAGATGTATCAGGAATTATCTCTAAAATAGCCCCATCTTCTGTTTGAACAGTAGGTGTACCTGTACCTGTAGGATCTAGGTTTATTTCTGTAACTGTTTCAGCCACATTATCTGTTATATTAATGGTTACTTCTTCCAAAGGTACCACAGAAGGTGCCTCTGGTGCAACAGCATCAACTGGGAGGATATCTGGGCCTATAACATCTATTGCCCCAGCTGGAGGTTTTACAATTCTTGTTCCACCAATATTTACATCACCTCCACCCCCTCCACCTATAGGTCTATACCCTGTTGAACCCCCACCACCTCTACCTGTTCCTATACCTAATCCACCAAAATAAAGGATACTGCTTAAATATTGCAGGATTTTATCTGCAATAGTGGTTCCTTCAATTTTGTCCTTTACATCAGGAGGACAATTTCCAGTGATTTGACATGTTCTATAGATATTATGTGCAGAATCTCGCTTTTTTCTTCTGGCTCTCATGTTGACCCTGTAATTAACAAAAACCTTAGTTGGAATAGTATATTATAGCTACACCTTTAAGACATTTGTTTTACTTACTGTGTCAGAGGCTATTCCTAGAGTTTTCAGGCGGAGTAATAATTGGGAGGATCAGGGGTGGTACAGAGGGAGGTCTTCTTCTGTAATGATATGCAGAATTATTTTTAGGATCTTTTGTTAGCTAGGACCTCCTTTTCCGAGAAACTCTTAACCAAAGCTTTCCCACGGTCACTGTTGGGCTATGCCCAAAAGGATGTCTGTTCCAAGTATCAATCCTTAATCCTTTCAAGTTTCGTTCAAAATCATGTCAAATCGATGCCTGTGGGAGATGGATAGTTTCTATACACGCAAGGTGAACATCTGCATAGAGCTAAGACAGGATGCCTAATGCTCGTGCCAAAGGGATCAGCCTTTTTTAAAAGGATGCCAGGTTTTTAAACTGTTAGTCATAATAAATATTTTTAAAAAAAACATTTGTCGACTGCCAAGTTCCTTACTCACAAACTTTGAGTGTGCCAGACTCTCTGCAGCATCCTGCAGCATCCTGAGTCATGCTTTTGCACTCGGCACTACTTCATTCATATATGTTTGGCAGGTGAACAGTTTGCATGTAAAATCAAAGATTCTGATCCTGCACCTGCTTTTCATTTTGCTGACACTGCAACTCCCTTCTTTTTACGGAGGTACTCTGGCAAAGTTTGCCAGAGTGCAGCCTGAAAAAAAAAAATGGCTCAGTATAAAAGGCTGCCTGCATCTATAGTCTGCAACAGTTATAGAGCTGAGGCAGAGAATAGCAATC